ACACTAAATAAAAATACATTTGGTGGTTTGTGTGGAGCAACCTTAGTTAGTGACACTATAGGAAGTGTTATACTAGGATTTCATTTAGGAGGTACCGAGAATACTCCAAATGGATGTCATGGTGTATTGAAGCAAAGTGATATCATCACTGGTATAAATAATTTACGGAATTTGGAAGGTGTTGTCTTGGTTGGTTGTGACCATGTATTTCCTGAGGAAATATATGGCATAAATTTTAAATGTCAGGGTGATATTCATACCAAAAGTCCTGTAAATTTTATGCCCCAGGATACGCAAATAACTTATCATGGTAGATGCTCTGGGCGTGCTTCTTCTCATTCAGATTTCAAGGTTAGTTTAATTAGTGAACATGTATCTGATATATGTGGAATGCCTAATATATATAATCCTCCAAAATTTAAACCAGATTGGTTTGGATGGCAAAAATGTTTGAGCGCTATGTCAGAAACAGGTTTACCTTTTAATTATAATCTTTTAAGTAAGGCTGTAATCGATTATAAATCTGCCTTAATTCCTGTATTTAGTAGTGCATTATGGTGTAAAAGTAGACCATTAACTGATAGTGAAAATATTAGTGGATTAGATGGTAAGAAGTTCTTGGATGCTATAAAATTAAATACATCTATTGGTTATCCTTTAACAGGTGTTAAACGAAAATTTGTCGATGAAGAGATTGTGGATAACAAAGTTATTCGAAAATTTGATGACATAATTATGGATGAAATAAATAGATGTGAAAATTTATACAAACAAGGACTTCGCGCATATACAATTGCAAAAGCATGTAAGAAAGACGAAATATTATCAGGTGAAAAATGTAGAATATTTTATGGTAATAGTATAGCTCTTACATTTTTGATAAGGAAATACTATTTACCTTTAGTACGTGTTTTGCAAATGAATCCATTAAAGAGTGAGTGCGCTGTTGGTATAAATTGTCATAGTCCAGAATGGGATGAATTTTATAAGTTTGTTGTTAAATTTGGTGAAAATAGGCTAATTGGTGGTGATTATAAAAATTATGACCAAAGAATGCCTGCCCAGACTATATTAGCAGCATTGCGTATATTAATTGATTTCGCTAAATTATGTGATTATTCAGATGAGGATATCGCGGT